GTACACAAGGCACCCATTTTTAACATTTCCCAACACATATTTAACAGTTGCTAACACATTTTGGCACGCTTTTTGCTGTGTGCCACAATTACGATTATTTAACACTGTTAATTAACACTGTTAATATTGTTAAACTTTACTAATTTTGTTAACTTTTGCTGTCCTGTTATTGTTTCACGTGGAACAGCCTGTTTTTAATGTTTTACGTGAAACGAAGTGTTAACAGATGCTAATTTATTTCTTTAAGATTTATTAACAGAAAAAATTTGGTGGGTATTGAAAAAAGTGGTATCTTTGCACCGTGTTTAAGAAATATATAAGTTTAACAATTAAATTAAGGTAATTATGAACGAAAATTTTAATGAATTGATTTTTAACTGTATTACATCAGTTAATGCACTTATTACAAGCAACGAAGTTGCAAAAGATGATAAGGCGGTTATTAAGTTGAACCGTTTTAAGAAATGGCTCAATGAGTTTTCAAGTGCAAACGGTGTTACTGAGGTACAGTAACACCAATACACAGGTAGCATAAGTTTAACGTTAAATACTTTCAAGTTATGCCAAAAGGTTTTAGTTTTGCAAGTACGTTTAATAAAACGTCTTTCGGTATTGATACAACCGATTTTCCATTTGTTAAGTTAACAGACATCTACAACAGTGACAAAGACGGCGGCGGCGATGTGGTACACCCTATTAACGGTATGTACGTACACAAATCACAGTTGGGCGACTCACCTGTAATTATTGACGCTGAAAACAAACGTTTGGTCAATTTGCCACAGTTTACAGGCGACACGGTACGTGAAATTTTGGCGAATAGTGATGCCGTGGACGCTATCAAAGCCAATAAGGTAGGTTATACTATCTACGAATATGAATCACATGCTAAAAAGTGCTACGGTATCACTTTCGTTGATAAGTAGTTGTAGGGTAAAAGGTTGATTTCACAGGGACAGGCGAATTAATTTTGTTTGTCCCTGTCTTTGTTTAATTTAAATCTTTCTATAAAATGGCAAAACAGAATCCAATAGGTTTTACAAATAAGACCTTTGCACTTACAAGTAAAGTGCAATTAGATAAGCAAATATTAACTGCTGTTGAATCACGTGGATATTTGCGAAAAGAGATTGCACGTGTGTTTCAGCAAGCAAATAGACGTATTCAGAACGTGGAAAAATCGGGTATAGTTTCGCCTGCTGTTGTTGCTTTGAACAAAGGTGATATACAGGGTTTCACAAAATTTTCTATGCGTCACAGTTGGGAAGATTTAAAAATCGAATATGCAAAGGCGGTTTCGTTCTTACGTCAGCCAACATCAAGCGCAACAGGTACGAAAGAATATGCAGAACACCTTAAAAAAGCCTACGATTTGGACGATAAAAGTTTTACCCTTTTGCAAAATAAGTTAATGGGTAAAATTGCGAGTGTTTCAGATAAACGTTTTTTGGAACAATATTTAATGCAATATAAAGACTTTACAGGGGAACTTGAACAGGAATCGAAAGACGTATCAGACCAAATCGAAGATGATGCCGTAAGAATTGAAAACGCCTTAGATGATGCACTGGAGCAAATAGGCAATGACCCAAACGCAGAAGCATTTATTAACGATGTTGACGGAATGGGAACAGATGAACCGTTAAAACGAATATTAGACGAATTTAAAAAATTTGGTTTGTAAATGAAAAAAATACCCTTTGAACTACATACAGAAACATATATCCCGAAAGATATTGCAAAGGTGTTATCTTTGGCGGTAAATGAAAAGAATTATACAGGCAACAATAAGGGCGAAAAGTTCTTAAATGTACCTGTTTCTTTCGATATTGAAACGACATCTTTCTACAGGGACACAGACGGCGAAACCTATAGTTATGACCGTTATATGAAATTAGGCGGTAAACAAACCAAAATGGAAAAATGTAGTTTAATGTACGTTTGGCAATTTGGAATAAACGGTTATTGCATTATAGGTAGAACGTGGGACGAATTTATAAATATGTTAGGCGAAATAGTAGATATTTTGAACCTGTCACAGGAAAAACGTATTATAATATACGTTCACAATTTAGCCTATGAATTTCAGTTTTTCCGTGAAATGTTAGAATGGGAAAAGGTTTTTTCAATAGACCTACGAAAACCGATTTATGGAATAACGAAAGATGGTATAGAATTTCGTTGCAGTTACTTACTTTCGGGTTATTCACTTGCAAAGTTAGGGGAACAGCTACAGAAATACAAATGTGCAAAGATGGTGGGCGATTTAGATTATAACCTGTTACGTCACAGCAAAACACCGTTGACACAAAAAGAAATGGGTTATTGCTTGAATGATATAAAGGTCGTAATGTGTTATATACAGGAACTTATAGAACAATATAAAGGTATCATCCATTTGCCGATAACAAAGACAGGGTTTGTGCGCAAATATTGCCGTTCTGTCTGTTTCAAGACAACAGACCCCGAAACAGGAAAGACCGTACCGAATTATAAGTATTTGGATAAAATCCATAACTTAAACATTACAGGTATAGAAGAATTTCAGATGTTGCAGCGTGCCTTTTCGGGTGGCTTCACTCACGCAAATGCGAAATATACAGATGAGGTGATAGAAGATGTTGACAGTTACGATTTTACAAGTAGTTATCCCTATGTAATGGTTTCGGAAAAATTCCCTATGAGTACAGGGGTTTTCGTTCCTGTTAAGTCTATGAAACAATTTGATTTTGTAACCTCAAAATATTGTTGCGTGTTTGATGTGGAATTTACAAACATTTTCGCAAAATCGGAAAACGAAAACCCGATTTCTGTTAGTAAGTGTTTCGTTAAAGAAAACGTTTCAGAAAATAACGGTCGTTTGGTTTGTGCAAATAAAATCTGTATGACCATTACCGAAATAGATTACAGGGTGTTTTCTCAGTTCTATATGTGGGAATCTGTAAGAATCGGTAAAATGATTTGTTACCGCAAAGAATATTTGCCAACAGAGTTTATAAAATCAATTTTGCACCTGTATGAAACGAAAACGAAATTAAAGGGTGTAAAGGGAAAAGAAACAGAATATCTAAACAGCAAAGAAATGCTGAATAGCTGTTACGGTATGAGTGTTACAAATCCATTACGTGATGAAATACTTTGTGATGGCAAAATGTGGGACGTGGAACACCTTACAGGGGAAAAACGTTTGGAAGTGCTGAATAAATACAATGACAGCAAAAACCGTTTTCTTTTCTATCCGTGGGGTATCTATGTAACAGCCTATGCACGAAGAAACCTGTTTACAGGAATTTTGGAATGTGGCGACGATTACATTTACTCAGACACAGACAGCGTTAAAATTAAAAATGGTGATGCTCACAAAGAGTATTTCAAAGCGTACAACGATTTAGCACAGCAAAAATTGCGTGCCGCCTGTAAGTTTCACAAAATACCCTTTGAAAAAGTAGAACCTGTTACGATTAAGGGAATAGCGAAACCTTTGGGCGTTTGGGACTATGAGGGACGTTATACAAAGTTTAAAACTTTGGGCGCAAAACGTTATATGGTACAGGAACAGGGAGCATTAACTGTTAACGGTAAAGATTACGATTATAGTTTGACCGTATCGGGCGTAAATAAAAAAGTTGCTATACCCTATATGCTAGAAACGTTTGGTAAAGATGAAATCTTTGACGCATTCACGAATTATTTAGATATACCACCATCTGCAACAGGTAAAAACATCCATACCTATGTGGACTATGAACAAAGTGGAACTATTACCGATTATTTGGGTACGGTTTCGACATATGACACAAAGACAGGGGTACATCTTGAACCAACAGGGTACACTTTAAGCCTGTCTGTTATGTATATTAATTATTTAATGGGAATCAAATTTAAAAAATAATTGCTTATGAAACAGAAGAAAGAAAAGGTTGAAACACCTAAGTTTTACAGCCTTTCACGAATTTTGGCAAAGAATGCCGATTATAACGTTATCTTTGGTGAGCGTTCAAACGGTAAAACTTATGCAACGCTGTTGTATGGAATCAAAGAATATTTGCGCACAGGAAAACAAATGGCGTATATTCGTAGATGGCGAGAAGATTTGAGGGGTAAACGTGCCGAATCTCTTTTTGCAAATCACGTGGCAAACGGTGTAATAGAAGACCTTACAAACGGAAAATTTAACGAAGTGTTTTACGTATCGGGTAAATGGTTTCTTTCGTCTTATGACCCCGAAACCAAAAAACGTGTACCCGATAACGTGCCGTTTTGTTTTGGTTTCTGTCTTTCAGAACAGGAACACGAAAAAAGTAGTAGTTACCCAAATATAACTACTATTGTTTTCGATGAGTTTTTGACAAGGCGTTATTATTTGCCCGATGAATTTATGTTATATATGAACCTGTTAAGTACTATTATCAGACAGCGAAATGACGTTAAAGTATTTATGTTAGGTAACACCGTGAATCAGTTTTGCCCTTATTTCACAGAAATGGGACTGAAACAGGTGAGAGTGATGGAACAGGGAACAATAGATATTTATAAATTCGGTGAGCACGGTGCAACCGTGGCTGTAGAGTATTGTAGTACTATTGTTAAGCAAAAAGCGAGTAACAAATATTTCTGTTTCGATAACCAAAATTTGCAGATGATTACGGGCGGTAAATGGGAACTCGCTGTTTATCCTCATTTGCCTGTAAAGTACAAACCGAATGACGTTTTGTTTGTTTTCTACATTCAGTTTAATGAAATGACATTACAGGGCAATATCATACAGGTAGAAGACAAAGACGGTGTTAATAACTTTATGTATATACATAACAAAACAACACCGATTAAAGACACGGAAAACAGTTTGATTTATTCGTTATCTATGAACGGAAAACCAAACTACAGGCGTAAATTATTGAGTACAGCGAGTTATATAGAATCACAGATAACGAAGTATTTCGCAACCGATAAGGTATTTTATCAAAATAACGAAATAGGCGAAATAGTTAGAAACTACTTAATGGCAAGTAGTAGAAGTAACATTATTACTTAATATCTGTTAAAACAGGGGAAAAAGTGTTTCACGTGAAACATTTTCCCTGTTTTTATTTGGTGGTTTAAGATATTTATATTATCTTTGCACCATAAAATAATAAAGTTAAAATTTACTATATGGACGCAAACGGTATTGTATCTTTAATTAGTAACGTTGGTTTTCCTGTTGCTGTCTGTATCGCTCTTTTCTTTTATATGGAGAAACAAAACGAAAGACATCAAAACGAAACTGACAAGTTAAATGAAACCGTGCAAAGTAATACAAAAGTATTGACGGAACTTTGCACATTAATTAAAACATTAATTAAGTAATGGCAAAGAAAGAAAATTTGTATGCCCTGTATCAAACACAGGTAAAAAACAAAGATGTAGCTATTGATACTTTCATACAGCGTATTCTTTGTATGACCTCAAAGATGTTTGAATATACAGGAATGCCCGAAACAATGCCGCCTGTAGAACTTGAAAAAATTCTGCAATGTAACGGCAATGTAGGCGTGGCAAGTGTTGACGGTTCTTTGTATGCTTTACAGGGTTCACGTGGTGGCGAATGCGATGCGTATTATCACGGCAAAGATTACGTGGTGGCGAATCCGTGGTTAAAGATTGATAAAACCTACAGAATCGGAAAAGATATAGTAGTTATCAATAACACACCGTTTGCAGATAGCATTTTGCCGATAATCGGAAAATATGGCGTGCTTTGTACAGATGCCACAATAACGTTAAATCTCGCAAGTATTTTAATTCGTATTACGATGTTAATTTCAGCGAGTGACGATAAAACCAAACAAAGTGCAGAATCATTTCTGCAAAAGATTTTAGATGGTGACTTTTCCGTTATTGGTGAGAATGCTTTTTTCAAAGGTGTTAATATGCAGACCCCACCGTCACAGGGCAACCAACAGATAACGCAATTAATTGAACTGTTGCAGTATTACAAAGCATCAATGTTTAACGATTTGGGTTTGAACGCAAACTACAATATGAAACGTGAGCGTTTGAATACTCAAGAAGTTTCTATGAATATAGATGCTTTAATGCCTTATGTTGATGCAATGTTAACAGAACGTGTTGAGGGTGTAAAACTCATTAACGAAATGTTTGGTACGGATATTACCGTAACTTTGGGAAGTAGTTGGAAAATAGAACACGAAAACTATCTTTCATTACTCAAAGCAACGGAAGACGGACACGAACACACCGACACGGAAGACACAGACCCTGTAAACGAAAACGAACAGGACGAAACGGAAGAAACGCAAGAAACAGAAGAAACAGAAACAGAAACAGAAGAAACAGAAGAAACAGAAGAAACAGAAACAGAAACAGAAGAAACGGAAGAAACAGAAGAAAAGGAAAACAAAGATGAAAATTAATGAACTTTTCACGGTGGAAAACGGTTTGTTTGAAACCATTTTTGAGCCTAATTTCCCTGTTTTGTACAAATCAATTTTCGGGGAAGATGACCCGAAAGTAATTGATATTGATTTACGTTTCAAATATGGTAATAGGCAATTAGTTGACGCTGTTACGAAAGAAACCGCAGCGGATATTTTAAAAGGTATCATTACGGTAAAATTCGATGAATGGCAAAAACAAATACAAGTGTTTAATAACGAATATGACGTATTAAACCCTGTTATCGAAAAAGAAACCGTGGAACAAAATAACACGGTAAAAGAAACAGGTGATAATAATTCTGTCAATTCAAGTGTAACTTTTAATAATGGAGATTTCGGCAATGACACAAAACAGCAACGAAACACCACAGGGAACAGACAAGAAAACGGTAATACAACACGTATTAAATATGGTGTTGGAAGTAGTGTTCCTGTTAGTGAGATTATTCAAAAAGAAATGAATCTCAGAAAGACAAATTTCAAAACGCAAGTGATAACAGAACTTGCAAAAGAAATTAGTATTGATATTTATTAATTCTTAAATTTTATATAAAATGGAAGTAGAGCAAATTTATACGCTTATTAACAGCGTTTCAAGTGAGGTTTTAGGCAAAACCGATTTGGTACACGAAGACCTTACAGGTGTGGTTGATTTGGGCAATGAGATTTTTAATCAAAATGCCGTTGACAATTACGTAAAATCACTTGTAAACCATATCGGTAAGGTGGTATTTGTAAACCGTCCATATTCGGGCAAAGTTCCGTCTGTCTTAATGGATGCGTGGGAATTTGGCTCAGTTTTGGAAAAGATTTCAGCAGACGTTCCACAGGCTGAGGAAAACGACACCTGGAACTTACAGGACGGTAAAGAGTACAAACAGGACGTTTTCCACAAACCGACAGTTTCTGCAAAGTTCTTTAACTCTAAGGTAACTTTCGAAGTTCCTGTTTCTATCACAGAAAGACAAGTAAAGGAATCTTTCAGCAGTGCAGAACAGTTGAACGGATTTTTGTCTATGATTTACAACGCTGTTGAAAAGTCTATGACAATTAAGACCGATGCTCTTATTATGCGTACAATTAACAATATGATTGCCGAAACTTTGGACGCAGACAAAGCCGCATTCGGTTTCGTTTCATCTACTCACGAAACAGTAGATTACAGTTCTGCAAGTACTGTCAGATGCGTAAACCTGTTGAAACTGTATAACGATAAGACAGGCGCACAGATTACAGCAGACGCAGCAATTACCACACCCGATTTCATTCGCTTTGCAGCGTATATTATGGGGTTGTACTCAGACCGTTTGCAGACAATTTCGACCTTGTTTAACGTTGGCGGTAAGGAACGTTTCACACCAAAAGACGTTTTGCATACCGTTCTTTTGAGTGACTTCGCAGCCGCTGCAAAAACATACCTGTATGCCGATACGTTCCACAATGAAAACGTATTATTGCCACAGGCTGAAACCGTTGCAAGTTGGCAAGCAACAGGCAAAGACTACGCTTTTGCAAACGTTTCAAAGATTGATGTAAAAAGTGCAAGTGGTGCAAGCGTTTCAATCGGTGGCGTTTTGGGTGTGATGTTTGACCGTGACGCTTTGGGCGTAACAAATTTGGATAAGCGTGTAACCACCAATTACAACGCAAAGGCTGAATTTTTCAATAACTACTACAAGTTTGATGCCGGTTATTTTAATGACACAAACGAAAACTTTGTGGTATTCTTTATCGCCTAATTTGGTTGTTTAACTGTTGGGGTGTTTTCCTGTAGTTGATAGCACAGGAAACACCCCTTTAAACTTTAACGGTATGATTAAAATTAAAACTTTCATCTATGACGGTAAACCAAACAAAGTAAACAAGACGTTACAGGAAAACGAAGAATATACAGGCGTATTAAATTCTACTGTTAATGTATTAACGCCTGTTGTACGTTTCAGAACTCGCACACCTGTTACATTTAATTACGTTTATATTGACAGTTTAAACCGTTATTATTTCGTTTCTGAGATTTCGCAAGACGGTGACATTTGTACGGTACGTTTGAAAGTAGATGTTTTATACACCTACAAAGATAAAATACTGGCAAGTAGTGCAACGTTGACAAAAGGGGAAAACGTTAACAAATACGTTTCAAACCGTTCTGATGTTGTAGATTTACGCCCAAATATCAGAAAAGTAGATTTCCCGAATAAGGAACTATTAAACGAAACAGGTAGTATTATTATGGTAACTATTAAAGGTAACAAGTAATGGCAAGTTATAAAATTAATTATCACTTAACAAATTGCACTACTACAGCCGCAAGTAGTGAAAATTACGACACAGACGGTAATATTATTCACTTTTGCGGAAAAGCCGTGGACGGTTGTTATTTTTTTCCAAATGACGGTGATTATAATTATATTTCACGTCTGAGTAGTGGAACGAAAAAAATAACTAATTTTAACCTGTCACGTGTTTCTGCTGGCGATGATGCAAAAGTTATTAGCGGTTCTATTGATGGTATTTCGTCAGATGGCAAATACTTTTCTAAACGTTTAACTTTCAGTGCAGCCAATACAGGCGAAATGGAATGTTATTTAAATGCACGTGGTGGCTCGCCTACAGTTAAAACGTTAACGATTAAAAATAACGTTTCGGGTACAAATGCCGTTTCAGTGCAAAACGATACAAATTTCGATATTACGTTAACAGGTGACGTTGACGGTACATTTACCGTTATCCCTACAGTTATATATAAAAACAAATATAACGAAAGCACACAGGGAACAATGACCGTTAACGGCAATGTAGCAACTTTTAGTGTACCTGTAGAAAACAATGACGAAGTAACGATAAATGGAACTTTCACACCGAAACCGAAAGAATTAACAATAACAAATCACGTTTCGGGGACTGTTGCAACCTATGTGCAAAACGGTGAAAATTTCGATATTACGTTAACAGGTGACACAGATGGTAGTTATCCTGTTGTACCTGTAGTTTCATATAAAAACGAAAGTGGAATCGAAACAACAGGAAATATGAACGTTAACGGCAAAATAGCGACATTTAGTGTACCTGTTGCAACAAATGACGCTGTAACCATTACAGGAACGTTTACACCCGAAACACCACAGAAAGACGTGCCTGTTACTTATGCGTTGACAAATTGCACCATTACACCACAGCCACAGACGGTTAAAACAGGGGACACGTTTAACGCAAACGTTACACCACATTCAAACTATCAGTTAGATAGCTGCAATCTCATTTGGAACGATGGCGCACAGGACACGAATATAAGTGTAACAGGTGGCGTTATTTCGTTTAATGTGCCCGATAATTGCGTTTCTATAACGATAAAGGCAACAGCAAGCATTATTACACCTGTAGGCGTTAATTATGGAGCAATAAACGTTTATCGGGTGACGCTTGAAAATTTGGACGCATTTTCTAAACAGCGTTTCTTTGAGATAAAAGACGATACACAGGGAATCTATGAGGAAGTAAATTTGGGAATCTTTGTAAACCGTATCAAACGCATTTTTACAAACGTTCCTGTATCGGGCACAGATACCCTTAAATGCGGTAACTATAACACAGGTATCGCAGTACAAACGCCCGAAAAGGACGTGTTAACTCTTGATTTTGGAAATGTTGCACTAACAGGAATAAATGATAATGCAGAAGATTATAACGCCCAAATATCGGTATTTATTCCGTGCCGTGGCTTTGTTTCTATAGATAGTAAGTATATCGGTAAAACCGTAAATCTTTTCATCAAAGTGAACGTTATTACAGGCGATGCCGTGGCGTTTCTTTCTTGCGATGGTGTAACGTTCCAATTAGAAACCTTTTCTTTGTGCCGTGATGTAATTTATAAAACAGGTACAAGTGAGCTAAATTTGATAGGTGGCGAACAATGGGACGAACAGATTTTATTTGGTTTAGAACCTTACGTTTTAATCACTCAGAATCAAACGTTAACACCACCTGTAAACAATACACAGGAAAACGTAACAATAGGGGACGTTACAGGCTATGCACAGTTTGAAAACGTAGATTTAAACACCGTTAATTTGTTGGTAGATGAATATAATAAGATTATTTCAGAACTTGAAACAGGTGTTTATTTATAAAAGAAAAGGGACGGTACAAAATGCCGCCCCTTTTTCTTATTTGCTGTAAAAATCATTCATCAAACCTTTGTTGCAAAGATAATCAAAACATCTGTTTTTAATTCCCTTTTCGGTTTCAAGACAGTTAGAAAGATATTCTATAACTTTCTTTTGTGCCTGTAGTGTTTCGATTACTGAGTTAAGCAACAAACCGTTATTGCCTGTTGTTTGTTCTGCTACAAACTTTAAATTATCTACTGAAACATTAATAGAATCCTGTAGAACTTTAAAACCCTTTTCCATAACTTATTTCTTTTCTAAGTTTAAAATAACCTGTTGGCGTGGTTTGCCGTTTCGGGTGCAAACTGAAACGTGCAACCAATACGATTTAGAACCCTTACGATGTTCTTTAATTAATTGGTCAAAACCACCTGTTTCACGAATGACAGACAGAAGTTTCTCCATATCGGCACAAACCAAATCAGCCGCTAAGCCCTTTTGATGTTGACTGTTTGCCACACCACCCACAGCCTTATTTAAGACGGGGCAACGAAAACCGCTGTTAACTAAAATCGGTTTACCCAATTTTTCACGGATAACATCTAAATAATCAGCCAAACGATTTAAATTATCGACCACCTCAAAAGATGGTGTATTGTCAATGTTTAAACGTTTTGCAGTTGCTGAGTTGATGAACTCAGACAAACTAAAATACTTAATTTTTTTCATATTTCTTTTCTGTTGGTGAAATTACAAACCATTTACGACTATCTTTGTGTGTTGGATAACGACCTTTAACAGTTATAGAACAATCGCCAAAAAGATAGTCTATTTTGTTGTTAAAAAACTCGCTTACTTTGTCAGAACGTACCATATAAACGGTAACGTTATTAACCTGTTTCAAAGTGATTTTAAAATAACTATGTTCCATATTATATGTATTTATGCCTGTAGGTGTTACCCCACAGGCTGTTAATATTACTTTGTGCGGTACAAACTTTCGCACATCTGAAAAACTACTGAAACGTTACCGATAACGTGGCACACGGTGCAAACGCAAACACCATATTCAAAGACATAATTTAAAGAATCTTTACAGGCGAAAGATGTTACTTTATTCTTTGCCAACGGTGTATAGTAATTAACTAAGTTAGCATACATCTTATTACAGGTCGTATAAAAATCACCTGTATTTGTTTCAGTGTTGTTTTGTGATGTTTCACTAACCATTTTACCGTTTTGATAAACAGTAATACGTGTTAAAATCTTAATATTATTCATATCTTTAAATATTTAATTATTTAACTTTGTTTCTTAATCACGGTGCAAAGTTACAACTTTTCCACGAAACCACCAAATTATTTTTGTTAATAGTTCTTAAATTAAAAATTTTAATCTTTTTAACACTTCGTTTCACGTGAAACATTAAAAACAGGCTGTTCCACGTGAAACAATAACAGGACAGCAAAAGTTAACAAAATTAGTAAAGTTTAACAATATTAACAGTGTTAATTAACAGTGTTAAATAATCGTAATTGTGGCACACAGCAAAAAGCGTGCCAAAATGTGTTAGCAACTGTTAAATATGTGTTGGGAAATGTTAAAAATGGGTGCCTTGTGTAC